CCCCTTTACAGATTCTGTAAAAGACCCGCGGCGACACGGCTCAAGCGGTGCGGCCGTCCGCGCCGATAAACCCCCGACATGGCTACGATCGCTGAAGTGTCCGCCAAGGTCGCCCTCGCGGTGACCGCGAACGAGGCGGGCGACTTCGGAACCGCACTGACCTACTTGCGCTCCGCCAAAATGCTCCTGGCCAGTCTCCCGAGCCGTTCGGCAAAGGAAGGTCAAGAGGTGGAGTTCGATGCGGACAAGCTGGATTCGATGATCGCCGAAATCCGCCGCGCGCGAAGCGGGGCGGTCGGCCTTCGCAGCTCCGCCGTCGTTTACCAGAACACGCCGCCGACTGACACCTGCTAGTCGTCCCGCCCATGGCCACCAGCACGCCCACTCGTCGATCGCGTTCGACCACGCGCCCAAATAAAACCGCGGCCAAGCGGCAACGTCGATCGAACTCCCGAGCGGCGAAAGTCGAATCGCGCGCGGTCGTCTCGACCGAGGCGTGGACACTGCGTCGTTGGGAAGCGGGCGAGACCAACCGCCTCAACCGGGCGCATTGGCAAAATGCCACCGGCCAAACGATCAACGCGGACCTCGCCGGTAATCTGAAGACCCTCCGCGCTCGCTGCGCGTACGAGGCCAGCAATAATCCGATCGTCGAGGGGATGATCCAGTCCCACGCCGTCGACATCGTCGGGCCGGACGGCCCGACTCTCGACGTGCTGTCGGACTCCGAGGAATTCAACGAGCAGCTCGAATCGCTATGGGGAGACTGGTGGAATCCGGGACCACTGAGCGGTAACCCGAAACCCGACGCGGCCGGCCTGCTCTCCGGGCCCGATATGCTCCGCCAGTCCGTGTGGCTCTGGTGGACGAAGGGCGAACACGTCGTCCAGCTCACATCGGATCCCGCTGTGGCCCTCGACCATGTCGCGCTACGATTCCAATCCATCGATCCTGATCGCCTTGACACCGACCCACACCACGCCGGCGATCCGCGAGTCGCCCTCGGCGTGCGTCGCACGAAGGCCGGTCGGCCCATCCAATACATGATCGCGGACCTGATCGAGAGCGGTCCGTTCTCACTGTTTGGCTACGACTACACTCACTATTCGGCGGACGAGATCATCCATCAATTCGAGTGCCTCGAACCGGGGCAAGTGCGAGGTGTGCCATGGCTCGCCTCCGCCCTGCAGACGATCGCCGAACTACGCGACTACGACAAGCAGGTCCTCGACGCGGCACGCGCCGCCGCCGCGCTCGGTGTGGTGTGGTGGACGGACCACCCGGACGCCCAATACCACGAGGTCAACGAAACGACCGAGGTCGAGCGCAACAAGCAGTGGACGGGCCCGCCAGGCTGGAAGCCCGAGCTGATCGACCCGAAGCAACCGGCCGCGCAATACGTCCAGTTCCGCACTGAACGACTGCGCGAGCTCGGCCGCGGCCGTTCGATTCCGCTGATGAAGATCCTGCTCGGCAGCGAGCGTCACAACTTCGCCTCCGCGCGGATGGACAACCAAAACTACCAACGCTCTTGCGAAGCGATCCAATCCTGGACCGAGCGTTTCACGCTTAATCGGCTGCTGGCCACGTTCCTGCGGGAGCTCATCCTGCTCACGCGCAATGGGCGATTCGTCCTGCCGCCGCGCCCGGAGAGGATCCCGGTCAGGTGGCACTGGCCCACCCAGCCGCACGTCGACCCGCTCAAGGAATCCAACGCGCAGCGCATCCGGCTGGAAACGGGCACACTGTCGTACGCGGCCGCCTGCGCCGCCGACGGTGCCGATGAGGACACCGTGATCGCCAGCCGAGCGCGAAGCGCCAAGAAGCTCAAAGCCGCCGGACTCCCGCCGGTCCCCACCGCCCAACCACGCGCCGGCCCACGACCGCAGGACGACGGATTGGACGGGGATGAACTGGACGACATCGCCGCGCCCGACGATGGAGCAACCGTTGACAATGGCTAAGACTAACCCCACACGCCGCCGCGGCACCGTTCGTAATCGTGATCGACTCGCGATCGAGATCGGCAGCGAGGACTGTCTCACGTTGCGCGAGGCCAGCGCCACGCTTCCCGCGCAAGTCGACACCGATCTGACGGTACGCACATTCGAACTGCGCGCCGGTACGGTCGACGAGGGCACGCGATCGATCGGCTGTGTAATCGCGACCGAGCAGCCTGTCATGGTTCGCGACCCGCAAACCTACCAGGTGATCGACGAAATGCTACGCATGGACGGCGCCCAGTTCGCCGACCGCGTGCCGCTGCTCAACAACCACTTTCGATGGTCAATAGACGATATCCTCGGCTCGGTCCGACAAATGAAAGTTGAAGGCCGGCAGTTCGTCGGCCGAACGTTCTTCGCGTCGAACGATGCGGCCGCCGATCGCGCGTGGAACAAAGCCGCGCAAGGCCACCTCACCGACGTGTCGGCCGGGTATCGATCAATCGAGTCGACGGACATCCCCGCCGGCCAGACTCGTGAAGTCAAAGGTCGCAGTTACACCGCCGGTCAACGCACCCTCCGCATCACGACCCGGTGGGAACTGCGTGAAGTCTCGCTGGTACCCGTCGGCGCCGACGCCGACACCAGACTCCGTGAAGCCGCGGTAGCACCGCTGCAGCTGCCCTCCTCTCCCCCCGCCTCCTCCGCTGTAAGGACCACCCACGTGAACCCGCAACTTCGCGCCTTTCTCGAATCGCTTGGACTCCGAACTGACGCCGACGAGGCGGTCGCCTGGACTTTCTATCGCGGTCTGACCAGTGACAATCAGACACGCGCCGTCGCTATGCTCGGCGATAGTCAACCGCCGGCTTCTTCCGCCCCCGCCGGCCCGGCTGGCAACACCAGTCCCGCGCCGACGGATGGCCCGCGACAGCAACAAGCCAGCCCGCCCTCGCCGGCGTCTTCAGCGACCACCCTCTCGGTGCCCGCCACCGAAGTGGAGCGCATCCGGGCGGAGGCGATCACGGCCGAGCGAACTCGACAGGCCCGGATCCGGGAACTCGCCGGCACTGACGTGCCCGCGGACCTGGTTCAACGCGCGATCGCCGAGAACATGGACGAAGCCCGGTTCGCCCCGCTCTTCCTCGTGGCCGTCCGCGACGGTCGCAGCGGCCCAGCCGGAGCCCCCGCCGTTCACACGCGAGGCCACGAGCAGGATTGCACGCGAGCCGCCCTCGAGGGTGCGTTCCTCGTGCGACAGGGCTGCGCATTGGATCGACAAGCATTCGCTGACCCCCGGCTGCGATCCAGCCAATTGCTGCCCGGGTGGCTGCGTCAGGACATCAACCACGCGGACCGGCAGCGCGTGATGGAACTCGCCCACCGCTACAGCGGCATGGCGATGCCCGATCTATGCCGCGAGGCTGTCCGTCTCGACGGCGGAGTGGTCACTCACAATCACGACGAGATGATTCGAGCCGCGGTGTCCGGATCGAGTCTGACCGCGATTTTCTCCACGAACATCAACGCCGAGCTGCTCGGCGCCTACGCGGAAGCGCCCGACTCGACCAGAGGTTGGGTCGCGGAAACCGACGTGGCCAACTTCCTCGCGAGCGAACGCGCTTCGATGGGCAAGTTCGGCGCGATGCAAAAGTTCAAGCGAGGCGGTGAAGCAGACCACCTGGACACGAGCGACTCCAAGGAGTCCAGCAAGATCGCCCGCTACGCCGGACAATTCGTCTGCGACGAGATGGATCTGATCGACGACCGTTTCGGCGCGATCGAGCAGCTCTCACCGACCGAGATGGGCCTCATCGCCGCGGCGCTTCGTCCCGACCTGATTTATTCGATCCTGCACGCCAACGCGGCGCTCGACGCCGATAGCCTGGCGCTGTTCCACAGCACGCACGCCAACATCGACACCAATGCTCTGTCGGCCGCCAACCTGGAGGCTGGCATCGCGAAAATGTCAAAACAGCGGATCAAAGGCCGCCCGCTGAACGTTCGGCCGCGGTATCTGCTGGTGCCCCATGACCTGCGATTTAGCGCGGACATCTTCTTGACTTCCGCCCAACGATTCGACGGCACTGACAGCGGTGGCACGACGACGGGCGGCACGAAAAACCCGCTCTCCGAACTGGGAATCCAGGCTGTCGCCGACGACCGCCTGGGCGTCGCTGGCTGCACCGACCCCGCGACCGGCACCGCGTATGCCGGGAGTGCCACGAACTGGTACCTATCCGGGCGGCCTGGCGAGAACGGCGTAAAAACCCTGGTCTGCAAGTACCGGCGCGGGACCGGGCGAATGCCGCAGATCCGCAGCTGGGTCCGTACCCAAGGTACCTGGGGCCTGGGCTGGGACGTAGCGCTCGACATCGGCGCCGACGCCGACGATTACCGCGGGCTGTATGAAGGCAATAGCTAACCGTCACGCGCCGTCGTGACGCACTGAAAACCACGAACCACCGAAACCCACCATGCTCACCCTTGTACTGAATCAGGCGATGGCCCTCGGCAACGGCGATCGCAAGCGCGGGGCGGTCCTCGCGACGATCAACGGGGTTACGTCGAGCGAACTGCTGGCCGAGGCATTCGAACTCGTCGGCAGCGACCTCGAACAGCTGCCCGGCACCATCACGCCGGCGGACGGGGTCGCCCCCTGCGAGATCCTCACCGCGCTGCGGAACCCGCGTCTGTGCGAGTTCGCCGACGTGAGCGAGCAGGTCGACGAGGCCAGGCCCACCGAACCCAAACCGCCCCGCGGCAAACGGAAATAAACGGCCCCCGGCGCAGGCCTCGGGTCGACCCCTCCCTCCCTCTGACTCTCACCTCCTCCGAGGCACGCCATGACCGTCGAAGCCCTGTTCAAGAATTGTCCCGACAGCCACAAAGTCGTCGCGTCTGGCGCCCTCGCCAGCGGCGAGCTCCAGCAGCTCGGCGACGGACGCGCCGCCTACGTCGACCAGCTCGCCGCGGTCGCCTCAGGCGACACCGTCGGACTGCGCGGGAAGGCCATCGTGCGGGTGCCAGCTGCCAGCGGCACCACGTTTTCGATAGGGGATCCCGTGATCTGGGATGCCTCCGCCAGCCTGGCCGTCAATCCGGCGCTGACCGTGGACGGCGCCGCGGACTACTACCTCGGCACTTGCCACAAGGCAAAAGTGTCCGGGGAAACGGAGGTCGAGGTCGACCTCAACGCACAGC